ATGCAGCACCTTTTTGCGCGGGTAGCGGATGATTTCCGTAATCGCGATGCTGCCGCCGTTGACCCACATTTGCGCGCGGCCTTCGTTGACCATCTGCACCACGTCCGCGAAGACATGCGTGCCGTTGGAGAACCTAAGCGCGGCCTCTATCTGGTCGCGGTAGTCGTGAATACTCACCATGTCGAAAGCGCCGCTCGCGTCCATGTGTCCGTGGCGGTGCAGATGTAGATATAGCTGCTGTCCCAAGCCATTTGACCGGCGGTCCCCGTCGCCGTAGCCGATGCCGGGGCGCTGGTGAAGACCGGAACCTGCCGGAATGCCCCGCTCAGGCTGACAACCGGATATCCGGCGGCCTCATCCCACATGAAAACGCCGTTCTCTGTCGCGCGGCTGTCGCTGTTCTTGCGCTGCAAGACCGTCAGTCCGCGTTGCAGGTAGGCCCGAAGCTGTCGCGCCCACGCCTGCCAATCTGCGCCCGCTACCGGGGGGACTGGAGCGCTCACCGACGCCCACCCGCCGAAGCGTCAAGCCTCATGATGCCTGCACGCCAGTCCTGCCCTTGCACGCCGGTGAGACGCATCCTGACCTGACGCCCGGTGAATCGAACATCCGTCGGGTTTGCCATTGTGTACGGTCCATATTCCCGCTCCACATCGTTCGGATAAAACCGTGTCTTGAATGTCGCCGTGACGCCACCTTGCGACACCTCATCCGGGATCAACTGCGTTACCTTCATGACCTGATCACCGACGCCGATGCTCACCGGCCCTGTCTCCGCGTATGGCAGGCTGTCGTCATAGTTCAGGCCTGTCTCGTGGTCGTATGCGTTTGACACGCTGTCCGTCAGGATCGGGGCGCGGAAAATGCCACGATCAACGCCCGCCGTGCGCGCCATGCTGCCAGCCGACCAAACGCCGCTTCGATAGTTGTAACTCACATACTTGTCGCACTCGCTCGATGTTGCGGACGGGTAGAACCACCACACCTCACCGAAGTCGCCAAGGTTCATGGCCCAACACTTTGAGATTTGGCTTGGGTTCACGCCGTCAAAGACCAGATCCGCAACATCACACTTCAGAGGCGTCACCGTGGCACCGTCAAACGCGAAAAACCCGCGCGCGCCCATCCAGAAAATACCTGTCGAGGTGGCCGCAACCGCGCGCCGCGCAATCAGACCGCAAGCAGATCCGACCCGCTCAAATCCGTAGACGAAGGGCGGGCCACTGTAGGTCGCCGTATGAGCATCCGCGTCCGTCAAAATCAGCGCGTTGCCACGCCCTCGCACGCCCGCCATGATCTGCCCAGGCGTCTGCAAAAGGTAGTCGCCCGCTTCATTCGTTGCGGTAGCCGTCCAAGTCGTGTTGTCCTCACGGTCGGACCACTGGACCTTGCGCGGGTTCCCATCAGCCCCGAGGGCCATCAGGAAACGTTCCTCTGTCACCATCAGCGCCAGATTGTCGGTCGGGGCGTTGGCAACAGCCGCCGCGTCGTTGCTCGTGTTCAACTGCCATTCCAGAACACGACCATCGGTGACGGAGCAAGCCACTAGGTATTCGCCCCAGGTGTCGAGACTCCATGTCGTCGCCTCGCTGTAGTTACCCGTGTCGGGCCGCGCCGTGCCGTAAAAGCTGGTCCCGTAGAAGCCATAGCCGTATCCGGTCTTGACCTCTGCATCCACGTCACCCGTGGCCAAGTCTGCCGGCGTAATGTCCGTCAGGGTTCCATCCCCGGTCGATACGAACAACTCCGACGCCGCACCGAAGGCCAACCACTGCGCGCCAGTGTTCTGCTGCCATGCGATGACCGCGCGGCACGGGTCTGCCGTCACGTCCGAAATGCGGTCGCGCCAACCGCCAACCGGCTGCATGTAGCCCTCCAGCCAGCGCACAAGGCTCACGTCGCGCCACCGGCCTGCGGCTTGCAGATCGGTGCCGTTCGCGAAAACCCCCGGCGGGATCTCCAGCGGCACGAGGGGCATTAGAGACGCGCCCGCACGATCAAGCGCCATGAGGTATTGGTCAGGGACACTCCCGCGCCGCCGGTTTTGTTGTTTGCCGAGAAGACCGTCCCGTTCAGGCCGTAGCGGATGTTGATGTTCGTGCTGTCACTAACGACAGAAATGCCGGTATTTGCATCGTTCCCCGGCGGGATAAGCAACTCATCCCCGACCGAATAGTTGAACTCAGCAACCTTGCACTTGAGAATGAACGTGAAAAACTGAGGCATTGCGCCGAGGCCATGGGCCAGCGTCAGGCTGCCGGAACTGGTAATGGTTTGCTCTGCGCTCTCGTACTGCCGCGCAGCCGGTGACAAGGCCGCCCACGCGCCCCAAGCACCGCCCGCCTTCCTTCGCGAGTAGACGTAGTTTGTTGACAGGTCGATAGCCAACTGAGACGCGAGGCTCGAAGAAATCTCAGAATGCCAAAGCGTGTGGATCTCGGCAGCGCCAGGGATATTGGACGCGGTGGCCCCGTTGGCCAGATAGCTGCCGCTCTCGTCAACGTTGTTGAGGTCGGACCCAGCCGACCCAGCCGTTGCGATGAAACCATCACCGACGCCAAGCGTGCCGCGCACGGTCGATGCGTCCGCGTCATCAAGCATCGTGCGGGCGAAGCCGGTCAGGGACGTGACCGCGTAGGTATCAAGCGCCGTGGTGTAGATCATCCGGTCGGCGGCTGTGGTCAGGCCCGCAATCGAGGTAAGCCCATCATCAAGCGCCTGCTTGCCGCTCAACTGCGTTTGAATGTTGCCGGTCAGGCCAGCGCTGTAATTCAACTGCGCCGCCGTCGCCGTGACAGCCACACCGCCAACCTTCCACAGTCCCGTTGCAAGATCAGGCCGGATTGTCGAACTGCCATACAGGATGCCGTCAAGCGCGGTCCAGTTGGCGTTTAGGTCAGCGCCCCAAGTATCCTCGGACCCGCCGACGGTCGGTGTCGCAAAGCTGAAATTAGTCGTCGCCATTATGCCTCACCCCAAACCGTCTCATTGTCCGCGACAGTGGTCCAGCCCTCAACTGGAGTGTCCAGCCAGACCGACGCATCAGACCACCGCCCGTCATCGTCCCATTCGCCGTCCAAAAGCAGCCAATCCCCGATGGGGGACCAGTCCTCAAGGTCCGTGACGCTCATCTGCCGACCCGCATTCGAACGCCAGACCCGCTCATTTTGGCAGCCGCTGACTGCGCGTTCGCCGCGTCAACCGCGTTCTGATACATGCTGGCCCAGACCGCCGCGCGGGCATCGTCTTGCAGGTAGGGCGCAGAGTGGACCAGCGCGCCGTAAAGGTATGCGTCCGGGTTGTGCTCCAGCACCCAGTTGGACACGTTGCTGTCTGAAAGCGCTGTGATTTTCTCGTAATAGACCATTTCGCCAGTGTAGGCCTGATCCGGGATCGGGAAGACCTCCAGCGTACCGTTGGTAATGGCGTAATAGCAGGGCTGCCCGGTCGTGCCGTCGCGGGCCTGCGAGTAGTCAAGCAGCGTGGCTTGGTCGATCAGGCGCAAGGCGTCGGTATCGATCTTGAGGCGAATGACCTCTAGCCACCGCTCAGGAAGCGCGCTGTACTGCGTGTCGAGCGGCGTGGTTGCCCGCACTTCCATGCGCCAGTGCCGGAGCCGCCGGTTCATGTCAGCCTCACACAAGGCAATGAATACCGGGATTGTCGCCGTCAGGTCTTCGCGGTTGAGGAAGTCCGCGATGCTGGTCTGCAATTCGGCGTAGGTTGAAAGTGCCATCACATCCCCGGAAGTTTCTTGCCGTTTGCCACCCACTGAAGGAATAGATTTTCCGCCAGTGCATGGTCATCACGGATCAATGGAAGGAATGCGCTGAATTTAGGAGACCTCATAAGGTACTCCTCAAACTCGCCAACCGATGTTGTTGCGTCGACACGTGGCAAGCTATCCGGCATCTGCGGCTTGTATGAGTTTGTTCCATACGTTGGCGCTCTGCTCTCCGGCGCTGACATTTGCGGCATAAACAACTGCGGCGAATTTTCTCCCACAGGGTCGCGTGAATTTCGAAAATTAGGGCCGACCATTGGCCGGGTCTCGGGTCCATATTGCATCCGCTCGCCAGAAGGATATAGCGCATCCATCAGGCTGCTGCCGACCCTAGACCGCGCGGGCGGTCCGTATTGCAGCGGAGCGACAGGAGGCTGAGAAGCGATAGGCTCAGGCCCGACGTAGGTGTAGGACTGCTGAGGCTCACGGACAGGACCAGTAGACCCCATGACAGGCCGCGCTTGCGGGCGCATCATCTGCGTTGGTTGTCTGCGCTGTGACCCGAGAGGCTTGCCAATCGCGTTGGCAATCAGCGACAGAAGGCCGCCGCCCTCGAACTCAGCCCCGGACTTGCCCGCACCACCGCCGTCGAACATGTCGCGCGCGTTCGTGTAGCCGTCCAGAAGACCGCCGCCGCCCATTGATCCGCCCATCAGGCAATTCCTTTCAGGTCTCGTATCAGGGGGCCGTTGCCCCATCCCGTGCGCTGCGTGATGGTCTGCCGGAACACAGCGACAAGCCCGAAGGCGTCCGCGCCGTGCGACGACCAGTCATGCTCCGGCCCCAGGCCGATGCCGCGCACCGGGTCGCGCTTCTCGTGATACCAGCCAAGCGCCTCGCGCCCGCCTTTGGTTGTCGCCTCGTTAAACCTGACGTTCGGGAACATCGCGCGGACGGCATCCATGCGCAGAAGCGCCGCGCCTTTGCCCTGGTTGCTCACCACCTCGACCTGCATCCCAGCCGACTGCAGAAAGCCTTCAGGTGTCACGCTGTAAACGCTGTCATGTTTGCGCCCATCGTGCGGCAGAACGCAGATTGCATCCTCGTATCCGGTCTTGCGCAGCCAGTTCACATGCGCGTCAAACGGCTGGCCAACAGCCTCGTAGTAGTCCAGAACCCGGACCTCTTGGCCGACAAACTGAACAATCCAGATCGCCGTTGCGTCGGACTTGTGCGATGTGCCGCCGATATCCCAAATCGCATAGGTCTTCATCAGCGGGTCAGGGGCGAAGAATGCGATGCGCCCGGTTAGCTGGGCGTCGGTCAGGTGCCGCGCGTAATAGGCGCCCTCAAGAACCGTCGCATAGCCACCCTGCCAGATGTGGTCGTATCGTTCCGGTGTTGCGTCGAGACAGTCAGCCCGCTCTTGCTCCAGCACCTTCGGAAACCACGGGTTGTCCGACCAGTTCGCCCGGACCACCTTCGCGCCGGTTGGCAGCTTGTCACCGCGCAGGAGCATGTCAACGGGATCGGTTGGCCGCATCGGGTTCCACGAGAACCACAGTTCCGACCCTTCCTTGCGGATCGTCGGGCGCAGAAGCGACATGCTGCGATCTGATAGGCTTTGCGCTTCCTCAACCCATGCGCGGTCAAAGCCCTCAAGTGACTTCACGCTGTCGGCTGTGTGGTCCTGCATCCCGGTGAATGTCATCAGGCCATCGCCGGGGAGTTCGATCACCTCGCGATAGATCTTGAACCCGTCGCGCTCAGTCAGGCCGAACGCGGAAATCTTGTCCTCGACAAGCCGCTTGGCGCTTTCCTTTAGCGACTTCTGCACCTCGCGGATGCAGACCATCCGCAGGCCAACGCCGGTTTCCCCAGGCCATCGCAGTGCGTCCTCAACGCCAAGGCCGCCAAAGAAATGCGATTTGCCAGACCCCCTGCCGCCCCATGCCGCCTTGTACCGCGATGGATACAGAAGCGGCTCGAATACCGCAGCGGTCGGGATGCGTAGCTTAGTCGCCTGCCGCATCAGGCGTCACAATGACCCGCTCTACTTTGTTGACGACTTGCAGCGGGTTTTCCTCATCGCCGGAGACAGTAACAGCCTGCGCGGGCCTGCCGTCCAAGCGGTTGCCGATTTCCTGCATGGCCCAGCCTTGGCCTTCCAGTGCGAAATCAACCAGCTTGTCGGCTAACCTCTCTATTTTTTGAGGTTTTCCGTCTTCGTTTTCCATCCGGCGCTTAACTGCGCGCTGCACAGCTTCGGACCAGATTTTATCCGCCTTTGGGTTTGCCATAATTGGGTGCGGTCGGTTGCCCGGTCCCGCCCTCTTGTTTGCTCGATAGGATTACTGCCGTCCATGCGAAAGCACCGGCCCTGCAATCGGATTTCTCCGGGGTCGGTGCTCACC